GGGGTCGTTTCGAACGTCGAGATTTTTGGTACTTCCCTAGCACTGCGCAGTGGTAAAGTGGTGACGCGTTGCAGTGGTACAGCGTTAGCACGTCAGAGTGGTACCGTGAGCGCACGAAGTTAGTTGTGTCTATATAAAAATGGCAAGTACTAAATTAGTACCTGCCATTATATAATATTTTCTTAAACTTATGCACTAATGTAAAGTAAACCACTCATCCCATACACCAGTATTTATATTTTGTGTTCTAAAATAAAAAGTATTGTAAACCCATGCTATTTGCCCACTTACTCTATTTTTTACATGACAGCAGATTAAAAAGAAATAATCTTGTACTGGTGCATTTTTTGTATTGCTACCATATCCATTAATATAGTAACAACCTCCGCTTAGTTGGTTGCAATCTACTTCTAATATTTCACTAGTAGTAAAGCGTTCATTTATAACACTGTTGTAATCAGTATACATTGGGATGTTTGATACTGTATTATAATTAGTATAGTTATTTTCTAATCTTGTGTTTCCACTTACAACAGTTATTTGATTATACTGAACATTGTTATAATTTACCCATGTACTATTATCTGTTTCACCTCTTTCAAAGCACCTAGTGCTATAAAATTGTATTTGTTTAGTGCCACTGATATTTAATATATATTTTGATATAGCTTCAAACTGAATTAATCCACCATATATATCAGTATAATTACCGCAATCAATAGCATTTTGCTCTCCTTCAATATAAATATTATTATAAGTAAAACCACTTTGATTTATTAAAGATATACCTGTCGGAAAATTAATAGTAGTTTCGCTATTAGCATAAACTTGCTCAAGAAAACTGTTAATAATAGTATGTGTTTTATAGTCTGTTCCAAACTGTATCCAAATATCGTTGAAATCAACATTAAAATTAACATTATTTAACATAATACCAATTTCATTATTTGTAAAATTGCACTTAGAAATGTGTGTCCAATAACTTGTTATAATACTCAATCCTATAGTGAAGCCTTGGCATATAACATTATCTAATATTGCATTATAGCCATTAAGTAAAATACCACAAAAAGGTCTATTTTTCCCTAATACTTTTATATTACTTATTTTACAATTTTTAGTTTGACTGTCATTATTTTTATTGTAATAATCAAGCGCATTATTTTTTAATTCACTTGTTGTAATAGCAGGTTGATTATTTGTAATTTCTGATAGTATAACTGTTTTTGTGTCATCCCATAATTCACTATTAAAACCGCTAATTGTTTGTCCATTTTTTAAATAAATAGTATTACTAATTAAATAAGTTCCATTATCTATTATAACGCTATCTCTTTCATTAATGCAATTTTGAATACTATTTGTATCGTCATGTACACCATCACCATATGCACCAAACTGTCTTACATTATTTGCATTTTTATTTAAAATGGCATAATTACCATTATTTAATTTTTCATAATATTCATTAGGTTGTTCGTTTGTAATATAATATTCACTTTCACCACCATCATTTATATTGTAATATCCTAATGTTTTAACTTTAGAACCATTTAGTAAATTAGCACTTTTTAGTGCTTCAACATTAATTACAGTATAAATCATATAATTAGAAAATAACGATAACAAACTTCCGTCTGTTGCCATTTTGTCAAGTTTGTTATTAATTTCTTCCTGCACATTGAGTGTACTAAAGTAATTATTAACATAGCCTTGTAATTCATTATAAGCCTGATTAATGTTATCAACATCAGTACCTAAAGTATTAACATCAGCAATAGTATTATTTAAATAATCTACAACTTTGCATAGTAACTCATAATAACTTAAGCTATCATCATACACCAATGGTAACACTTTTTGGCACCAAAACCTAAAACTTTCAACCTTTGCAGGTATCTCCACACTAGGATTAAAATTTGCAGGGTCTTTCTTTTCAATTCCCATATCTTTTACCTCCCTTTCCCTTTACCATAAAGTAAAGAAACAATCACTACAATCCTCAATAATCATCATATCAATATTGAGAAAAGTCTTTCTGAATTTCTTTAATAAACTGCTATAATTTTCTGTTCCCTGTTTACCTCTTACTATCTCAATATATTTATCAGTGCTATTAACATTCTCTGTATTATTTCCTGTGACATTTTCAGTACCATTTCCTGTCCTACTTCCATTACTTGTAACTGTATCAGTGCTATTATTAGTTGTAGTATTATCTTCATTTACCTTAGTAACTGTAGTCAAAGGAACGCTATCAGCAATACCTTGTGTGTCCATGCTATTTTGTGGTGTATCACTAAACCTATTCAAGGTATCAGTATTACTTGTACCACTAGCACTATTTACATCCTTAGTCTCATTCGTATTTGTCTCTGTATTGCTATTAGTTCTGTTACTAGTATTACTACCAATCGTATCTCTTGTACCGCTACCCTCTCTACTCCTAGTTAAATCAACATCATAAAAAGGATTGAACTCAAGCAACTCACTTTTATACAACTGATTGTAATAAGGCATAATTTCATTTAGCTTAGCATTTAACGCAAGCTTCCACCTGCCTACAGTTTCATGCGCAATCTCCCTCGTATAATAATGCTTCAATATTTTCCTGCACAAAACCTGCCTATAGTTTTCGTCAAAAATAGGAAAGTCAAAATTAAAAACCTTATTCCAACATCTATCAAGCACACTATCAACATTATCTGCTCCTTCACTCTCTCTCAATCCTGCACTATTTTCACAAATAAATCGCACTTCTGTCGTATACTTACTCATTATTCTCACCACCTTTGCCTACATCAGTTTCATTACTCAACTGTGCTTCATCAGCGTCATAAGTATCAAGTACCTGCATATCCTCACGATAGTCAACACTAATGTTAAGTCCAAACATTTCATTAATCTGTTCACAAGCCTGCTGTCTCATAAACAATCTTGAATACCTACTAGCAATCGTTCCACCTAAGTTTCTTTGTACTTCATCAGTAATCATTCTTTCCTTTTTCACAGTATTAACATTACTAATACCTAAGTACGTCAATGCTTCATTCCAATACTGTGTCTTTAATTCATATAACTTATCAGCAACATAAGGACTTGTAGTATCAAGTGTCTTAATACCACTTAGGTCTAAATTCTTATCACCAAAAATGAATGGTTCATTACCCATATACTGTGCATACAGATTTTTCATTACAAGTCTCTGATTTTCAGTACAAGTAATAATCTTAGGTGTTTTCTGCTGTATTACATTTACATCAATAGTTCTCTGTATTTCATACAACCTTTTACTCATTTCCTGCACATCAAGTATACTGTTAGTGTGTAGCATATTATTAAAAATAATAACACTGTTGCTAGGGTCAAGTTTCATTTGATAACCATTTTGTGCAAAGGCTGTTCGAGTAATAGGTATTCTGTAAACATCAAGTTTACCACCTATCATAACTTGCAGTCCTAAATAACCCATGACTTCATCTTTAAAAAATACTGTCATTCCGTCATTGAAAAGTGCTAGTTCTAAAAACCTTGCGTCAATAGTATCAGGCAAGTTTTTCCATTCAAACATTGAAATGCTTAATTCTGTCAACCTATTAACATACTGTAGATATGTTCTCTGATTTTGCAGAAATGCTTCTGACTGTGCTTTTCTCCCTCTTCTACTCATTATCTCACCTCTTTTCTAACTAGGACTGTTATCTAATGAATAGTTACCAATTTCACTAGCGTTTTTCCAAAATGTAATACCATTGTTAAATATATTTTTTATTTCAGTTATATCGTTATTGTTACATTTATTTCCTATTATACAACAATTCTGTGTTTTTGTATAGTTCCAATGTGGTCTACTCTTTATGTTTGGTACTTTTACTCTTTTAGTAGCATACCCATATTTATCAAAATATTCATCAATAATATGAGCATATTGTGGAGTTACTTGCATTTGTTTAAAATAAAAATCCTTGTTTCGTGTAGCAACATCAATTGAACCACTATTATTGCCCCTTGTTTGTGGTGGTTTACTGTATGCTAACATAGCGTCTATACCATTTTCAACTAATCCTGTTGCTCCACTTAATGATAACTCTGGATTAAAACTACTCATTCCTGCAACAACTGTACCAGTGTTAAGTAAAGCTGACATTGTTAATTTACTAGCTGATTGTGCTAACCATGCTTTATATGCGTCAACAGTCCATGCTACTTGTGGGAAATCACTCATAACTAATTTTTCAGAATAATTACCTTCATCAGCATTAGTACCATTATAACCCATAGGAACTAACGCTATTTGCGGATTACCTACAACACTCCCGTATAAAGCAAAATCGCAAGTATTTTTTATAAACCATTCATACCTATATATTGCAGAATTATCACAACAGTCTACTGCTAAATAGTTAAAAGGATATGTTAATAATTTTTTATTTTTTGGTGTATATCCACCTATTGTAGTGTTCTTTGCTACTGAATTTACTTGCACACTTGGCTGTGTAGTTGTTGTATAAAAATCACTTGGCATTAAAAAAATATTAACAATGCTATCTTGTTTGTTAGCTTGTGTGGCTGTGTCTAAATAAGTTAATAATGCTTGTACTTGCTCATTATTATCAACTCTTCCTGCTATATAATCTACACCACTAAATAGTCCACCTTGATAACCACCAGTTTTTGTTCCCTCTTCTGCAAAGGTTGTTGCTATTACTGCACTATAGCTATCAAAATGTCCGCTTTTACTTATAGCATTACAAACTATCGGTCCTGTATCAATATTTTCTGATACAATATTGCTACCTGCATAATCTATACTGCTATGCTCTCTTTCAACAAAACACTCTTTAAGAGTACAGTCAAACAGAAACCATGTTTGCATGACATCAATAGTAAAATATACATTACTGACTTTATCATTTATATATTCGATATTAGTAATAAAAGCATAAAACCATTTACTGCCATAGTTAGTATTTTGAAACATCATATAGTTGCAGTCATAAATGCTCTCTGCATTAGCACTCATTCTTACAACTCCCTGTTGTCCATTAATTCTCTGAAAACTAGCTTTGTCCATAGTCTTACTAACTTTACTATCAAAATAACTTTTCTGCGCACTTCTACTTTCAAAGTAAATAGTATCTTTATAACTGCTATCTATCGGCACACCACTACACAATTTGATAACACTATTAGGTTGTATCTGCATATCTTCACCACCTTTACAATAGCAGGAAAGCAATTATGCTCTCCTGCCATAATCATATCACGCAACTGTAATAGTTGCAGTACCAAACTTTGTACTATCAAACGTGCTAGTTGCCTTAACTGTAATAGTTCCTGTCTTAGCGTCACTATTAATCTTAAGCATACCTGTACTTGAGATACTAGCATTATCACCACCCGTAGCAATACTCCATATAACACTCTGTGGTGCATAATTATCAGTATCAACAGTAACACTCAACTGTATCTGTCCACCTGCACTAACTGTAGCTTCACTAGGTGTAACTGTAACTGTCTTTACAGCAGGTGTACCTGCAACGAATACAGCATTGTTAGAGAATGGAGATACACTAAATGTTTTCCATACATGATACCAATAGTTCCAATACAGTCCCTCACCATTGTACTGCTCTGTAAAGTTCTGATAGTTGTCAAAAATCATAAACCAGTCACTATCTACTAAAACGCAAGGAATAGCGTCAAGTGCTTCAAGTTCTGCCTGTCCTATCTCTGTATAAGTCGGGTCATCTGCAAAGAGAATATTTAATCTCTCAATGTCTAAATCACCAAAGCTATCTACAAGTACATGGTGTCCGTCAAATTCTGCTTTGTCCATGTTAAAAGCACTTGCAAGTACTTCAACATTCATAGTAGCGTCAAACTGTGAATTAACTAACAAATACTGTTCCTGCTTAGGTGTATGGTTCATAACTCCTGCAAGGTTATTCTTTGAGTTAAGGAAAGTAAACTTATTTGATACTCCCTTGATAGTACTAACAATACTATTCATGTTTGCTGTGTTAATAGCAGGAATGGTAACAGGGTTCATCAGTCCATTTAATATATGTTTTGCAAGCATATACTTCATAGTCTGAAACTCGTCATAGTTAGCACCTGTATACATAGCGTCTACAATCTTAGCAATTAAATCTGTAATGCCGTCAATAGACAGAAAAGCCTGTCTTAACTGGTCATTTGAGATTGTAGCTTTGTAGTACTTCTGATAGTTCATAATATGAAATGCACTGCGCACGTCAGGAATTTCACGTTTGAACACATTTGATTCTGCAACCTGCGGGTCAAACTGAAACGGTTTTGCAATATTAACAAATACTTCCTCAATAGACTCACCAAATTCGAGCATACCTTTTTTAAACATAGCCCAAGGATTGTCGTATGATTTACTTGTTAAAATTACTCTGCCTATTCTGTTTACGAGTGCTGATAAAAACTCATTCTGTAAAGCAGGGTAGTCCATAATTACCGCACCGATTTCTCTGATTGAGTCAGAGTCTGCTGTAGCCTGTGGTACATAATCTTTGTAATTTGTACTTGCATTGTTTCTTATAGCATTTAAGATATCAACGCTTGAATTAGTAAGTGTCTTAATTTTTGGTTTTGTAGCCATAATTCTTAGCCCTCTCTTTCTTGAAATAAATCATCAAAGGAAATTTCCTTACCATCATCAGTAATATCTTCCTTCTGTTCCTTAATTACTGTTGCAGGGTCTGTGCCTGCACTGCCTTCAAAAAATCGTGCTTTATATTTTTCTCTCCACTCATTGTCATTCTGCTCATATTTTGCTTTCCAATCAGTGGTATCTTTTGCACGTGTTTCAAGGTCATTGAATGTATCAGTAAAATTCTCAATCATAGCAAGTGTATTATCATCAGCGTTATCGCCTGCTAATCCTCTTACTGTATTCATAAATTCATCATGTGAAAGTACTGCCATTTTTCTCACCTCTTTTCTATTTAAAATAATGGCCTGCACATCATCCAAACCGGCATAGCTTTTCGCTTAGTTGGTGTGGGCGGTGTGGGTGGTGTGGGTGGTGTGGGTGGTGTAACTCCAGTTAGGTATTCATACCAGTTACTAGCATATGTTAATCTCTTGGTTAATGCTGTAACTCCTGCTCGTTCTCTTTCATATAAATAAGCTTTGCAGGCTTCTGCAACATCAGTTAATTTTGAAAACTCTGCACCAGTATAACCATATCCCAGTGACGGCTTAGGTATCCATTGTCCACCATATCCGTTTATTATTTCATCCCACATTAACTGTGTTTGTATTTCACCAGTAGCCCAGTCAGAACCTTGTGCGCTTGCATAGTCTGTTAAATTGGTGTGTGGTGTCCACTGTATTAGGCCCCATCCGTCACCGCCTTTTTCTTTACAACCAGGGTTTATTTGTGATTCTTGTTGTAAATTTCCTAGCATACCTGAAATGCTCTCAATGGTAAAACCTTTACTATTGAAATAACCATAAAATTCAGTAGCATTATTTTCAAGTTCTGTTTGTGTCAAACCAGGGTCTAAACCTATTTTAACTATCCATGCCATTATCTTATACCTAAACTAAAAAGTTTATTCCATGTATTTTTACCACATACTCCGTCAACAGTCAATCCATAATTTGTCTGAAAATTCTTACAAGCCCTTACACATCCTGCGCCATATTTTGTATCAATGTTACCACTGTAATAACCTAACTTTGTCATAAGTATTTCAAATACTGTTACGTCAATATTTGATACTTCACTCTTTAATAAATTCATAGTATAGCCTGCACTTCCTTTATCACCATTATAACGTAAATGATAATTCCAACCATAACTAGGTGTGTAATATTTTCTTATGCAAATTTCTTTTCCTGTTTGGTCTCCTGCTTTGCTTCCTTTTGTAGTTCCGTTTTCGTCAATGCTTGCATGAACTATATGTTCACTATCTGTTGAAACACAAACATGATGTCCTACTGCTAAATGAATATCACCTTTTTGAAAAGGTCTGTTACATGAAGCAAAGCCACAGTGTTTTAACTGTTCGTACAAGTTTCGAGTTGTACTATTTACATTTACATTAAATCCTGCTTTAGCAAGTGCGTGTCCAACTAATGAACTACAATCAAAGTCAGGATTTCCACCTCTGTTAATCTGTGAATAACCATGTGAATTGTCATTTGCTATTGCAATCATATAATCTGTGTAAGTGTCAACTTTACTCATTCTTATCACTTCTTTCCACATTTAATATGTCACACAATTTCTGCAATACTAATGTGTTTTCATTTAATGCAGTGGTAAACTTATCTGTTTCGTTCTTATGACTTTCATTTAGTTTCATACAGTACCATGCTAAACATAAACACATTACTATAGGAAAGCCTACTGTTGTGATAGCCTGCATAACTACGTTTATATCCATGTTTATATCTCCTTTCTTTTTATTCTATTTTAATTATATCATATTACTTGAAATATTGCAATATATATGATATAATAAATTGAGATAATTATAGTTAATTTTAAGAAAAGAGTACAACAATATGAGTGAAAATAAATACTATGACGGAACTAAATTGTTATCAATGAAAGATATAAACGGATTAAAACCCGAACTATTTTTATGTACCACTAATAGAAGTGGTGGTAAGACAACTTATTTTGGTAGACTATTAATCAACAGATTTCTAAAGTATGGTAAAAAATTCTGTTTAATTTATAGGTACAACTATGAACTTGATGATGTATCTAATAAGTTCTTTAAGGATTTACAGACATTATTTTTTAGTAATTATACTATGGAAAGTGAACGGTGTGCAAGTGGTATCTATCATAGTTTGTTTTTAAATGAACAGCACTGTGGTTATGCTATAAGTTTAAATAGCGCAGACCAATTGAAAAAATATAGCCACTTACTTAGTGATACTGATAGTATGTTATTCGATGAATTTCAAAGTGAAACTAATCACTATTGCAGTGATGAAATAAGAAAATTTATCAGCGTACATACAAGTATAGCAAGAGGCCACGGAGAGCAGGCAAGGTATCTTCCTGTATATATGTTAAGTAATGCTGTTAGTATTATCAATCCTTATTATACGGAATTAGGAATATCTGAAAGACTAAACAGTGAGACTAATTTCTTAAAGGGTGACGGGTTTGTACTTGAAAGTGGTTTCATAGAAACTGCTAGTAAGGCACAAAAAGAGAGTGGTTTCAATAGGGCATTTAAGAATAATCAGTATGTCGCATATTCAAGTGAGAATGTGTACTTAAATGATAACACTGCTTTTATTGATACTCCTGTAGGAAAAGGAAAGTATATTGCAACCTTAAGATATATGAACCATGACTATGCTGTGAAACAATATAGTGAGCAGGGTTTCTTATATATTGATGATAAAGCAGACAGTACTTTTAGAGCTAAAATAAGTGTTACTGTTAATGACCATGATATTAATTATGTTATGTTAAAACAGAATGATTTATTTATTAGTCAATTGAGATACTATTTTGAAAAAGGTTGTTTTAGATTTAAGAACCTTAAATGCAAAGAAGTTTTATTTAAGACTATTAGTTATTAGGTATCTGCTGTTGTATGTTCACTTGATACTACTAGGAAGCACGTTTGGAAGATAACGCTAGTATGTATTGTCGTAAATGCTATGCGCTTGTGTTCTGCAATAGTTATAGATATAGAAGAGGCAAGAGTATTTTACTCCTGCCTTTTTGCTTTATTTGTAAAAATGATTATGTATATCTGTTGCGATTAATATGCTCAATGATAGTACAATTTCTCTTGTATCTGTTTTCTTTATAAAATCGTATGATAAAAACTTTGCTATGTATAAACCATTTAAGCAATATTCTATTTTATACTGCTCTGTATATGGTACATCATAAAACTCGATTGAGCCTTTAAATCTTCTGCGTAGTTCCTGCACTACTTTTTCCATTTTATCGTTCATAAATTTATCTCTCCTTTGTAAAATAATCACAATCATATCTGTACTTGCAGAAACAACAAATATGATTACAAGTTTTTTCATGTTTATTTGCTTTGTATCTGTAATATAAATCTTCTAACCATGTTATCATATTTTTCTCTCCTTTAAATGACGTATTACATCTTTAATATCTCTTTGCATAAAGTATATATCGCAATAATCACATTGTAATGGGTAATTGCATATACCGCAATTCTTATAAACTAATTTTTGCTTTTTATGATTTAGTAACATAATTAATAATTTGTTTAACAAAACGTTTCACCTCATTTCATATGTTGTGTCCACCAATAACACACCACCTTTAATTCTTTTTGGTAGTAATTTTCCAGGGACACATAAACCAATCTTAAAATCACTGTAGTCTCTTTTTGTTTCTAAGAATTTTAATTCACTTTGTGTATAGTTATCACTCTCCTTTGCTTCATAACCCTGCATTGACTTGTTAAATAAATCTTTACATTTCTGTGGCATACCTGCACATTTAATATCATTATATGGTTCGTCAACAGGAACTAAATCATTGTGAGTTATGTGTTCTATATATGTTTTCTGCCTTGTAAAAATAGCTGTGTCCCAACTGCTTTCTAATTTCCAACAACAAAATTTAACAGGGTCTACTGTTATGCCTTTTATCTTATTAGCAGGTAAGTCACAATGTATACTGTCAGTGTCAGCGTAAATAAATCCTGCTTTATCTACACCATAGTAATTTTTTTGAGCAGCTGTTATCGTAAAGTTTCGCGCATAGGATGTTATTGCACTGCCCGTTGCTATATGTCCCACCTTTTTATTATTAGCAGGGACTATATAGAAACCAATACTTTCATCCTCTTTTACATATGCAACCTTAAAACTGCTGTTGGAACTACTAGCAAGTTTACCATAAAGGTTATTGAGAAACAGTTTTGCTTCTGTACGCTTTGCACCTTTGCTATTCATTTTAATTTCTGCATAATGATTGATATAATTATCAAAAATTCCTATAGCAGAATAAAACCAACAGCCGTCTAAGATTTCAAAATCAACTAGTTCATAGTGTTTTAACATTAGTTTATAATCTGTCATGGTTATTGTCATTATCTGTGCCGTGTCTTTTATATTGCCATTAATATCTTTATAGTATCTGTTATAATTTCCATTTTTGTCTAATACATCACTAGTTGTTAATGACTCTGTGCCTTTATATAAATGGTTACCTTTTATCTGAATAAATGGTAACATATTTTCTTTGATATAAAAGCGTGTTTTTATTCTTAAAAAGTAATATTTATTTTCGCCTATAGCTTCATCAGGTATTATATTACCTTTCCAAAAATATGGTTTACCTATCGGAAAATAATTACCACTTTGAGAGTGCATCATACTAGGATATAAAGAGTTCACATCTGCTGTTACACCATTATGTCTAACTATGTTTTCTTTTCCTTTTACTAAATAGCACCAACCACCTCTATAACTGTGACGTATATATTCGTCAGCATTTGACGAACCATAAATATTTTTATCAAGTGTAAATTCATCAAGTGCAGGAAATAAGTCATTATAATCATAAGCACCTAGTGAGTTTTTATATTCTGCTACACAACATGAACCTATTGTAAGTTTATCATGTCTATCATTGAATAACTGTTCTAATGCTTCTTTAACTACTAATACGTCATTAGCTATATAACGTTTTTCGTCGTCAGTTATATTACATCCTGCATATCTATAACCATTATATTCCATGTCTAATTTTTGATGTTTTGTTTTAAAAGATTTACCTATTTGTTTTACCGAAAATGGTAATAGTTTTAAGCTATCTCTTAATTCGATAAAATGGTTATTAACTTTAATAGTAACCATATACCATTGACCCATAGATGATATAGTATATCTGAAAGTATTATTTTTCATATATTTTTCTTTTATAAATTCACCTTGAGTGCCCTCATCATTAAATGACTCATATGCCTGTTCATATTTTAAATCTGTTAATAAATATGATAGCCAAAAATTTCCATCAAATTTAAGGTTATGATAATAAGCTATTATGTCACACTCTAACGACTTAAAATAATTAAACTGTTCATCTATAGAATGAAAAATTTGAACGTTCTCTGTGTATAATTCTACACTTGCACTAGCCCATACTTCTGTAGATTTTTGACCCTCATATACTGTTGTTTCAAAATCACACATAAATTTCCTATAGTTTCTCATATATTATCTAAATCAGTAAACCCAAAATATTCGTTAATATCATTAGATTGTATTGCTGAAATACGTGACATATCGTGATTCGACAGTAAGGGTATTAAATCTTCTGTTTTTGCCTGCACTACTTCTGAATATACACTTTCATTTATACTGTCTATTGCTGTTATAATTTCTGTTTCATTTTGTTGTAAATAATATTCATATTGCTCTTTTCCAAAATCTTCCTGCATTTGTTTCATAATTCCTAAAACAGTATAGTAAAAATTTTCAAGATTATAGTCTATAGCTTCACCACCATACGTGTATGTTTGCTTTTTACTAGGTAGCGCTTGCAACCTTGAAATAATACTATCTGTAACTGTATAGGTTTCTGCGCTTTGTCTTTGTGATATTTCTGTTTGTAAATCCTGCAACCTTTTTCTCCTCTCCTCTCTAAATTAATAAGACCCCTGCTAACTTAATAGCAAGGGCCAGCAGTAATATAAAAATTTTATTTTACTGATTTTACGTCAAGTGCGCAGTCAATATAAGGTCTGCCTGCCTTTGTTGTACCGCTAACTTTGATAATACTAAACTGTTTACCGAGCATGATGCGAGTGATGTTATTAAAACTACGCTTGAAAGTAGCTGACTGACAAGAGAATACCTCATTGTCTGGTGTAATAATTGATAAAATGCCAACACTATCTCCGTTCTCTTTTTCATCTGTGAATGTAAGATAGCCTGCTACTGCAATGGATGTATTATCCTCTACGTCCTTGAGAGACTTAATGCCTCTATCTAATGTCATTAAATACTGCTCTACCTCTGTAAAATCCTTTGATTGTGTGTTAATTGTGATTGCCATAGTTGTTTATCTCCTTTTCTTTTATTCTGCTTCTGTCTGCTCTGTTGTTTCTATGCCAGCCTGCTCTGTTTTAATCTCTTTACGTGTAGCAGGGTCAAGTATTAATGCACCTGCGATAAAATCTGCTTCATCCATACCGTAAAGTTCGTTTACTTCTTTGAGTTCACGAATTGCAACGATAGTACATTCGTCAGTGTTATAAAGTTTTGATACTTTCTTTAATGCCTTGTCTTTTTCGAGAATTTTACCACTAAGTATAAAATCCTGTTCAAAAGTATCTGCTGTCTGTGGATTTACACATAACGCTTTTACTGAAGTTGAAATAATTGTACGTGTGACCATTGGTTTTCTCATAGTTTTTCTCCTTTTCTATGTATTGTAATTTGTAATAAAGTTGTTACACACCAATAGGTGTAATAGTCAAGTTGATTTTTGCAATCTGTTTTGTGATAGCTTGCTATCTCTTGACTATAAAGCACGTAAGAAAATCATCTAATTTGTGACGAATTATGATTTTGCAATCGTCACGATAGATTGTTTCTGTTGTGACGTTTCGTTTATCTGTTCGACATATTACTTTGCGTGTATTAGGGTCTGTTATGAGTTGTACGAATAACGTTTCTATCATATGATAATCACCGCCTTTTGAGGAGTCCGCACTATTGAGTGTCGTATTGACTAGCAATAGTGCGGTTGTATAGTATTAAAGCAAAACGTAACTTGTAAATGGTGTAATACCTCTTTACATATTATATAGTACAGTAATAATGTAAATGCAGTATTTCTAAATTATGAACATTTTATGAACTTTTCCACATTTGACTTTCTGTAATTTACGAAAATTTACGAAAACTTGTGTAAATTATTCAAATACCTCTCTTTCTTCTACTTTCAAACGTTTGTCCATTTCTTCAATACACATTTCTGCATAATAAGTATTTAATTCATAAAGACAATTATATTCACCATACATTAAATAGTTGTAAGAATTTACTGTATTTATTAACGTCATTATATCGGACTTAAAACTTTTCATACCTGAGTATCTAATATTCCATATAATTTTCTTTACCATTCTGTATTTACGATATATTATTTTATTTTTAATTTTATAAAAGTTCATATTATAACAACTCCTTTACGAAAAAACATCCATTTCTATCTGCTTTTTAAAATAATATGTGTCGTACTTTATAATACATTCCTGCATAAAATGTAATTCTATTGCAGTTATATTATCGTCAAAAAAATTTAAATTTACTGCATTAGTTAATAAATTTGTAATTTGCTCTAATAAATATACTGCATTAATAAAACTACACCATTTTGTTTCATATGGTTTGTAATATAATCTAATTTTACGTTCTAATGTATGTTTTCTTTTCTGAGTCATATTATAAAATCTCCTCTCAATTATTTTGTGATAAATTCTTATTTATGAGTTTTTTGTAATACCAATAATATCTACTAATACAACTTAACATAAAGTTTGTTTCTCTAAGAGTCATATTACCTCTGTAATATAAATACCATGTACTATCAAACATTAATTTTGTAATTCGTTCTAAAAATTTAATTCCAATATATTCTTCTGGATATATTATTTGATTAAAGCTAGTAAAATTTATTCTAACTTTACGTTCTAACTGGTGCTTTCTTTTGTTTGTCATATTATAAAAAACCTCTTTTCTATTATCCTATGATAAAACTTTACTATGTTATCAGCAATTTCCTTTGATGATACACCACTTAACATATCATAGTCAAGTGTATCTAAGAAAAAACGCTTTTCTCCGAGTTCGCGGGTCTTTACTATGACATACCACATATTTTCTATTGTGGCAAAACCATAGTATACTTTTCCTTTTACTTGTTTAGCGACTTTTGTCGCTATCTCTACAACAAAATCTTCATAGATTTCATCAATCTCCGATTGTGACATTTTTCTGTTTTTGTATAGCATTGTATGACCTCTTTTCTATTCAACAACATCTATTTTTAACATTGCTTTTTCTGACATTGCCCTATATTGCACTACTTTCATAGCTGACAGCTGCATATTATTTAAAATCTCTGATTTAGTATAATATTCAGTTATATCATACTGAATATCATGCAAACAAAACGATGTCGCTATACTATATTTTACAAGTGTAGCAAGCTTTATATTATTTGTCATTGTTTCCACCTCTTTTCGTTCTTTGCTCTATTCAATTGTAAAGCCTATGTGCGGACTTGCACCGCACATAAGCTTGAACGCTTAAGCTATGCTCTATAACCATGCTCAATTGCATATGATAGAGTGTATTCATTAACGAGAATGAACTCTTTAATGTCGTCAAAATCGTACTCAAAAACGTCTTGTCCTTCTTTTATTTTGAGTAGACCTAAGTCTGACTCAAAATTGCAGTTATTAAATTGCTCATAACTTCCACCATAAAATATCAAAAATACGTTCATAATAACCTCTTTTCTACCCACTGAATTTTTATCCAGTGGGATTTACTTTTATGCTATTTCAATTACTATATATGCTTCATATCTACCTGTAAGCGAATAAATGGAATTAACAATTTTTCCAAAATATTCAATAGGTATATCTGTTTTTTTACCATACCATAAGCATATGTTATTTTTCGATTTTATTTCAATTTCCTCATCATCAAAAATAACTCTGTATAAATCTTGTACTGTCATGTTATTTTACCTCCTTCCTGGTTTCATTGTCAAGTTCTACAGCGTACTGTAAAAACATATTCTCTGACATACCATATAGCTTTTCACTAACTTCTACATTTTCTAATTTTATAAACTTACAACTTGGATTTTCTGCAATAAATTGCTTTTCAATTTCTTTATCAGTTGGTGCGCCGACTGTTTCAAGTACATCCTCTCTGACTTCATTATTCTCAAGGTCAAAATAAATGACCTCATATTTTGTTACCTTAATAGTTCTGGTTACCATTTTCGATTTTCTCATAGTTTTGTCTCCTTTTGTTTTTGTCTTTGTTTGAATGTTACTATCTGATATTACTATCAGAGATACAAAAGAGTCGGAGTTGCACCGACTCAAGAGCTTTTAAGCTCTCCAAAACTCTTGTCTTGTTTTGGTGATATACAATTGACCTATAAATTCATCAGTTGTCTTGTCATACACATCGATTGATAATGTAAACATCATACAATTATAACTTCTTATTGTAAAATGTCTAAATATATAATCCTTGTCACCATCTATATACCATTTCAACCAATCGCTATAAATTTTAAACTTTGCATCACTAGGTTTTGCATAGCAATCACCTAAACTCCGCAGTTGTGTAGTAGTAGGGCGCAACTTACCCTTAACTTGTTTGACCTCAAAAGTTTCATTATTCAATTTAATATACTGTTTCATGTTAAAAATACCCATAGTACTCGCTTAGAGTACCCCTTTCCTTTATCTTTAAGTACATTATATAGGTCAGTTGTGAACAGCGTATGACAAAAATGTAAACAAATTGTGAACATTTTATATAGTACTATAGTACTAAGTTAGACACAACTAACTTCGTGCACTCACGGTACCACGCTGACGTGCTAACGTTGTACCACTGCAACGCGTCACCACTTTACCACTGCGCAGTGCTAGGGAAGTACCAAAAATCTCGACGTTCGAAACGACCCC